GAATCAATTACGATATGATAGGCGTTACCAGCGTTTGCGAGGCTTTATATTTTGATTATAACGTTTCTACATTATCGCACCAAACCTCATTTAAAGAGCTGAGCGGCTCCGTTATCGACTGGGCAAAGAAAAGGGAACTATTAAGCCCTGAAAACGCTAAAAGCCAATACCTCAAATTTATCGAGGAGTCGGGAGAACTTGCTCGGGGTATCCTGAAAGCAGACGCAACCGAAACGGAGGACGCATTCGGAGACGTTTTAGTCACACTAATAATCCTTGCTGAGCAAACAGGCTACAACCTTGAACGCTGCCTCCAAACTGCCTATAATGAGATTAAAAGCCGTGAGGGTAAAACGGTAAACGGAACATTTATTAAAGCCTAAAAAAATGACTGAAAAAGAAATTAAACGCTTTAGATACTTACGCAATAAAAAAGCTGAGTATCAAAAGGAACTTGAACTCCGACCTTTAAAATCGGAGTTTGATTTCCAACGCCTACGAGCATTAATTGCAGCTTGTAACGAGGAAATGCAAAAAATAGGGGAGCCGTTCTCCCCCGCTGATTACGGAGTCAAACAATAATTTATAAACCAAAAAAAGATAACAAATGAAACAATTAAAAGTATCCGTCACGGAGGATTTAGGAATTTTCAAACTACTAAAAGGAAACCGACCTCCAAACCCGCACCACGTTAAACGATTAGCAAGCAGTATTGAAAAATTCGGTATGCTTGCAAACCCTATTCTCGTAAACGAGGATTATGAAATTATAGACGGGCAGCACCGCTATTTAGCAGCGAAGGAAACAGGCTCCCCAGTTTATTATATCATTGCGGAGGGCTACGCATTAGAGCAAGTTCACGCGCTTAATATGAATCAAAAGAACTGGACGGCAATTGAATTTTTAAACGGTTACGCTGATATGGGGGTTGAGGATTACGTTATACTCAAAAAGTTCCTAAAACGTCATAGCTGGCTAAGGGTAAACGATGCCGTCGCTATTTGCTCAAATGTTACGAGCAGCCATATTAACGAGGCAAATTATACTAATAATATAAACTCGACTCGATTATTCAAAGAGGGAACTTGGAAAACTCGAGATATGGATTTAGCTGAAATTAACGCAAACAAGATAAAATCTATCGAGCCGTATTTTGATGCTTATAATACCTCGGCTTTTATTCAGACAATGTTATGGATGTTTAAAAACCCGAATTATAATCACGATACTTTTATCCAAAAACTAAAGCTCCAGCCCTATGCTTTAGTACGTTGTGCAGGTCGGAGCCAGTATAAAATGATAATAGAGGAGATTTATAATTACAGAAACCGAAACAAAGTAAATTTAAGGTTTTAAGATGCTAAAAGTAGGAAAAGAAAATATACCCTTTTTTGTCTCGGAAATCAAATACTCAAACTATTTAGATTTCCTTGAAACTGAGCCAACGCCTGAAAACCGATATAAAGATATTGACGTATTAACAGGCGTTGAGTTTAGCAAAATGAAATTTACAGGGATAACAGGAAAAAAGAACGCTGCCTCCTCGTTAAGGAGACGTATTAAAGAATACCAGCCGCAACGTATAAAAAATTTTATTCACAATAATGAGTTTTATATCCTCCCCGAGCAAAAAGAGCTAACAATCCTCGAGGGAATTTTAGCCCTCAATTTTGCGAAGGAGTTCTCAAAACCTAAATACAAAAATAAAGGGATTTTTGCGATGCGTTTATACTTAATAGCTACAATGAGCCGCAAAGTAAAAAACGGGCAACCTGAGGAACTCCCCGTAAACTTGGGAGAGGTTCACGACTTTATCGAGGAGCGGGTGCAAGAACTGGAGGATATAAGTTTTAAAATTGCAATGGACTTTAATACTTTTTTTTTTGAATTTGAAAAGAAAATGAGCAGCGGGTTTTTTCAATACGCTTTTAAGTCAATCCACCCTATTAACATAAAAAAGGTAGACAGGGAGGGCAACGAAAGGAGCAAACGTTTTTTAAGCGTTTTCGGAGCGTTTTCAATCCTCGACCACTTAATAGCTCAAGGAATTATTGACGCAACGCCTGAGGGCTTAAAAACGCCCTTTTTTCACGCTTTATTACTTTATTCAATTAACGTAAATAAATAAAAATGATAGACACACAAAACAGGGGCTATAAATTTACAGACCTCAACGGGAATACAAGGCTTTTCGTAAAACTGAGCGAAGCCGACAAGGAATTATTCGGAGGAGCTAAATATCAAAATATCTACCAGCGATTATTCGGAGGCAAAGGAGCCGACCAAATATTTTTTGAGGGCTATAAAATTGAGGTTGTGGACCTGAATAAAATCTTTAGCAATGCCCAATAATGAAAGCAAACTCCAGGCGGCTTGTGTTCGCTGGTTTAATATTGCTTATCCTCGCTATAAGCTCCTCCTTTTTGCAGTACCAAACGGAGCGTATTTAAGCGGGGATAAATTACAGCGGATTAAACAATGGAATAAATTAAAGAGCGAGGGAGCAGTCGCTGGAGTTTCCGATTTAATCCTATTGATACCAAGCGGTGAATTTAATGGCTTATGTATCGAGATGAAAACAACGGCTAAACATAGTAAACAATCCTCCGCTCAAAAGAAATTTGAGGAGGCGGTAATTGCTCAAGGATATCAATATAAAATAATTCGTAATTTTAACAGCTTTAAAAATCTAATTGAAAACTATTTAAAATCTAAAAACAATGGATAATAATTTCAGTATAACAGGGGAACTCCACCATATAGGGGAGGAAAAGGAATTTAGTAAAAAGTTTAAAAAACTGGATTTCGTGCTCAAGATTAACGACAATAATTATGAGCAGTTTATCAAGTTCCAAATGATAAACGATAGATGCGATTTAATGGATAAATTCCGAGTCGGTCAAGATGTTGTCGTATATTTCAACCTCAAGGGGCGACCATTTGAAAAAGGCTCAGAAACTTTGTATTTTACCAACCTGGAGGCTTGGAGGATTAAGAAAGCAGACGGAGACGAAACGCCCGCACCCGCACCCGCTCAAAAGCTAAAAAACAAAGCTCCAGTAATTGAGGATATCGACGAGGATTTACCTTTCTAAATAAATATTTGATGCTTAATTTATAAACCGTTCGGGGGAAGCCTTGAGCGGTTTTTTTATTAAAATCAATTTAATTTTAAAATAAATTTAAAAAAAGTTTGGTAGTTAAGAATAAAGGCCTATATTTAAGTATAATTAAGAAACAAACAATATTTATAAAATCAAAAAATCAATTATTATGACAAATGCAACCTATTACGCTGAAAAAGAATTATCTAATTTATGGGAGGAAAACGGGGCGTTCTTTGCCTTTAGCCAATCACAATTTGACAAAGCAGCCGAGGAGGGAATAAGATACAAGACCCTCAGCTCAATCGGATTATATATCCCAGTCGATAACGTCGCAACCGTTTTAAACGGAATGGAGGCAATCCAAAAAAATAAAATTGAAAGAGATATCAAGGACAACGGCTTACGGTCTATAATAATCAGGGAGCTATACAATTACGAATGCTTTTATACTTGGGATTATTCTAATGCCCTTGAAGCCCTCGAACCTTACGGAGTCACTGAGGAGCAAGTTTATAAGATTTTCAGGGAGGAAATGAAAAATATAGATTTCGATAATTATTAATACTATTTTATGTGGTTATACTAAACCCGCTGGGCGTCTTGCTCGGTGGGTTTTTTTAGTTTTAAGCGGTTTAATATCCCTTTTTGTATATTTGCACCAAAGCCAAAACAAAGCACTTTAAAACGCCTAAAAATGATATATACCGAAACTCGAGTAATACAGCGAACCTATACCAGCCTAATAAAAAACGTCCCTTATATCATTCAGCAAGGAGGCGTTTCATCAGGTAAAACATTCGGTATCCTTTACGCCCTATTATCTTATTTTATGTATTATGAAAAGGAGGCAAAAGTCGTATCTATTGTTTCTCAAAATTACCCGCACCTCAGAAAAGGAGCAATCCGAGACCTCGAAACAATAATCAGGGAGCGAGGCTTAACCGATTTAATAGAGCATAACAGAGGCTCAAATTTCTTTAAACTCCCCAACGGTACGATATTAGAATATTTCTCAGTAGATAGGGAGGACAAAGCCCTCGGAGCAAAACGGGATTTCCTTTTTATCAATGAGTGCAACGCAATAAATTACGATATTATATTCCAGCTATTTATTAGAACTCGAAAAACGGTAATACTGGATTTTAACCCTAAATCTACCTTTTGGCTGCACGATAAACTCCTCCCGTCACTTAATCAAAAGGATTACGTATTTACCCGAACAACGTATATAGATAATCCAGCCTTGAGCGAAAAGGAGCGGGAGCGTATCGAATCGATACAAGACGACTACAAACGTGACGTTTACGTCTCAGGAATTACGGGACGCCTGGAGGGCTTAATATTTGACTTTTCAATCGTTGACGAGTTCCCTGATGATTGCGATAAAATAGGCTACGGGCTTGATTTTGGATTTCACCCCGACCCGACCGCCCTCGTACGTTGCGGAGTTAAGCACGGCAATTTGTATATCGAGGAGCTAATTTATGAAACGGAGCTTTTAAACAGGGATTTAGCAAAAAGAATGACGGAACTCGGAGTATCTAAAGGCTCAAAAATATTGTGCGACCATTCTCCCTCAAGCATTCAGGAATTAAAAAAAGTGTACGGATTCTATACGATGGCCGCAAAGAAGGGGAAGGGCTCAATCATTCACGGTATCCAATTAATGAAAAACTATAATATTAAAATAATTAAAAATTCTATAAATTTGATTGCTGAAATGAGCGAGTATGTTTGGGAAACTCGAAACGGGAAACCAACGGGCAAGCCCTCGGAGGGTTTAGACCATTTAATTGATGCCTCAAGATATTACGCCTCAACTTATTTAGTGCGACGAGCAAAAACTCGTACGGCAACAATTTAAAACTTAAAAAATGAAATTAAAAGATTTAAGGAGCAACCCTCAAAACCCCCGAACTCTAAAGGATACCAGCTTTAAAAAATTGCTTAATAAAATCCTCGTTTATCCTCGTTTGCTGGAAAAGAATAAAATCACTTTTGACTCGGAGCAGCAAAATGTAATATTAGGCGGAAATATGCGATTTAAGACGCTTAAATATATTTGCAGTACCTATCGACCTGATAATATAGAAACGGTTATCAAAACGGCTCAAAACGCTTTAAACATAGATAGTGACGATTTATTAAAAAATAGCGTTTCTGTTTTTTCTGAGCTTATAGAAACAGAAACCCTCCCTAAAAACTGGACTCAAGACGCTAAAGGATTGAACGAGGAGGAAAAAAACGCCTTTGTAATAATTGACAATGTAAGCGACGGAGATTGGGACTTTGACGTATTGGCGAATGGTTGGGATATTGAGCTGAGCGAATGGGGTTTAGTAGATTGGAGCAATGATACGGAGCAGCAAAACGAACAGGATTACAGCGATAAAAATAATGAATACGGGGAGGATGATTTCAACGATTTAGCTATTTTAAAACTTGAGTTCACTTTAGAGGATTACGAGCTGGTAAAATCGGAGCTTTTAAAGCACGGTCAAACGCCTGAGGATGCTATTTTCAAACTTTTAAATTTAGACGATGACCGACCACAAATTCCCGTATAAATGGCATTTAAAAAACGGATACCCCGCTAAAGATATAAATTATCACGGCTCAAAAGTATTTGGAACTTTTGTTTGTGGAGGAGGCTCAACAATGGGTTACAAATTAGCTGGATTTAAACATATTGGAGGGGTTGAAATTGATGAAAAAATTGCTACCGTTTATAAAGAAAATCACAACCCTAATTATTTCTTTACGGAGGATATAAGGCTATTTAATAAGCGGGAGGATTTACCCTCCGATTTATACAATTTAGATTTATTAGACGGCTCCCCGCCTTGCTCGAGCTTTTCAATGGCTGGAAATAGAGATAAGGACTGGGGCAAAAAAAAGAAGTTTAAAGAGGGGCAAAAAATGCAACGCCTTGACGATTTAGTTTTTGAATATATCAAGACGATTAAAAAGCTCCAGCCAAAAGTCGCAATTTTAGAAAACGTCAAGGGATTAATTCAGGGCAACGCAAAAGCATACACTAAAAAAATATTTCAGGAATTTAGAGCGGCTGGTTATAGGGTGCAATTATTTTTGTTAAATGCTGCAAGTATGGGCGTTCCTCAAAAGCGGGAGCGGGTTTTCTTTATTGGCCTCAGGAATGATTTTAAACTCCCTAAATTAGAATTAAGTTTTAATGAAAAGCCTATTTTGTTTGGTGAGATTGAGGATGTGACAGACTTAAACGAAGTTAAAAATAAAGATACAAGGACATATAAAGGTTGGACGTTATCAAAATCAGGTCAAACTTTTGCAGATGGTATAAATGATGGCGGCAGTATGTTTGGATATACAAAAGTTAATAGAAATGATGTTGTTAAAACAGTTGTTTCAAGCGATGGTACTTATGAATGGCATGATAAACTATTTAGGAAATTAAATAATTTAGAACTTTTGCAAGTTGGCTCTTATCCTTTAGATTATAATTTTAAAGATGTTAAGCCTAAATATTTAATAGGGATGAGCGTTCCTCCAGTGATGACGGCTCAAATATCAAATCAAATATATTTGCAATGGCTTAAGCATATAAAATAAAGCGATTTAACGCACTAAAATAAAAAACCTTATATTTGTATAGGGCAATGATTAAAACGCCTTTAAACGGCTTAAAAAACGGTTAAATGAGTAACAAAAGTGACATTTATAAAAGCAGATTGCTTGAGGCGTTGGAAAACTCCCTCGGAGTCGTTACAACAGCGTGCAAAAAAGCAAACGTAAGCCGCAAAACATTTTATCAATATTGCAATGACGACCCCGAGTTTAAAAAGGCAGTAGATGACATTGAAAATATAGCCCTTGATTTTGCGGAGTCTCAACTCCATAAACAAATACAGGGAGGCAATACAGCAGCAACGATTTTTTATTTAAAAACAAAAGGTAAAAAGCGGGGATATGTAGAGCGTCAAGAAATAACAGGAAACGACGGAGACGCAATACGATTTATCCTCCCCTCAACCTCCGACGATTTAACAAGTGACGAAATAAAATAAATATGAAAGCACAAAAAATAAAAGTAACTAAACAGCAAATTCGAGTTTATACAGCTCAAAATGATATTCGTACTTTTTCCTATGACGAGGAGTTCCTCAAAAAATTAACAGCACCCGAGGGCAGCTTTAAAGTATCGGAAAGCAATAAAAACGCAACCTGGTACGAACGCACTACTAAAGCTCCAGCGATTGAGGAAACGCCTAAAATCGAGGCAACCGTTGAGCAAATAGCGACCGCTGATTATTTGGAGGCAATAGGCTACGAAATAACAGACTCAGCAAGGAGGGAGATTGAATCCTCCGATTTAACCGCTCCCGAAATACTGGAGGATTTAGAGGGGGAAAAAATAACCGCTTGGCACGTCAAAAAACTTAAAAAATGAGATTAAACCTCACGGATATTTACAAGATTTTAGCAAACGTCACGGAGCGGGAAAATGATAAACTCAAAACCTTTGCAGCATTAAAATTTACGGAGCAGTTTAATGCGGTTGCATTTGATAAAAACTATAAATACAACGCCTCCCCAAACGAGGGGATTTTCTACTCTAAAGCATGGGACGATTTAGGGAGACCTACTCAAAAGATGCCTGTCGAATTTCCCGCCCTGATTAGCTTTTCAAATACGATGCGAACGGCTAATAATTTTAACCCTATCTACTCAGTAGAAATTTATACGGTTGAGATTGACGAAAGTAAGGTCAAGGCGTGGGAAATTCAAATGACGGATTTAGATTCCTATCTTGTTTTAGTATTGAGGGAGCTGCAAAAATATGTTTACGTTCAGGATATACCCTCCGAGGGCTGGCACCATTTAGAGGACGCTGAATTATTAGGAGGTCGTATTAATGGCTGGTTAAGGGAGCGAATTAAGACTCGACAAATTAATATTACAAGGGGCTACGAACAAACCCCGAAACGCCTCCTTACCGTTGGCACAGCGATAGAGATTGAGGGTTGTTTTTAATATTTTTCATTTGGTTTTATTTGTTAGTTTGCCTCCTCGATTGAGGGGGCTTTTTTAATTAGTAATTAAAATAATTTAAAAAAAGTTTTGATAATTAATAAAAGCATTATATATTTGCTTTATAATTAAAAACAAACAATATTTTTTAGCTTTCAAAACCTTTTTTATTATGACACTTGAGCCGACAACACTTTATGACTTTGCAGAGAAAAACGCTATACGATTACAGCGAGAAGGAAACAGGTTTTACCGCAATAATAGACCTGATGACGGATTATCTTTTTACCGTCGTTCTTGGCAGTTTATGAATACGGTGCAAGATATTGAGGGAGGGACAAAAGAAAATAAAGAGCATCTCCCGTTTGCTGAAATTAAGGACGGGTATGTAAGAATAGCGAGCTGGAAACGCTGCACCCTTGAGGCTAAAAAATTATTTGATTTAAGCCGCTTTGACCTCCGATATAAAGAGGAAAAAATAAGAGCAATAATTTTAATTGCTAATGAAATGTTTAGCCGCTGGAGAAAAGATTTCGGAGGGGTTAGTTGCGAGGAAATGGATTTAATCGTAAATCTTGCATATTGTAAGGCGGAGGAGCTTGAGGCTCTTATTAAGTAATGTTTGTAATCATTAATAGTATGGATTTTAAGCCTTGAGGAGTTATTCTCAGGGCTTTTTTAATGCTCGTTATTAAAAGACCTTAAAACGGCTTATTTTAGCTTAAAAATAGGATTATGGATATACAATCAATAATAGAAAAACAGGCGGAGCAAGTAGCCGAGTTTTTTAAAGCTGAACTAAAACAGGAACTCGAGGCTCAAGGTCATAAGGATACGGGCAAATTAATAGACTCAATCGAATACGAAATATTAAGCTCCTCAAAGGAAATTAAAATCGTATTTGAATATTTATTTTATGGAGATATCGTAAACAATGGAGTCAAGCCCGCAAACATTCCTTTTGGCAAATCTACGAACGCCAAAACCTCAAAATATATCGAGGCTTTAAAAAACTGGGCAGCTCGTAAGGGAATGAAAAACCCGCTCGGAGCAGCGTTCGCAATCGCTAAAACTCAAAAGCGTGAGGGAATGCCTACAAAGGGCAGTTATAAATTTAGTAGCAACGGGAGGCGTAAAAACTGGAGGAGCTTTACTCTAAATCAATACCTCCCGCAATCACTGAGGATATTTGCAGACGCTGATTTACAAGATTTAATTAATATAATTTTAAGCCAAAAATAACTATCTTGCAGCGTAATTTTTTTCATAGGTACATAATGCTTCACAGCCTCGAGAAAGCTCGGGGCTTTTTTAATCCAAACTTTTAAAACTCGCTATATATCCCTCCTCGCTTGGGTTGAAAATCTCGTAATAAAAGCCCGCTTTATTTTTCCCGAAGTTCGTTGTTGTGTAGGTTGTATTTCCTACTAATGACGCAACGTTTATATAGTCAAACCATTTGCCGCGATTCATAGAAAACTGGTGCAAATCTCCCTTTATTACTCGGGGGTTTTTTAGATTATGCTCGAGGCAATATTCCTTTATAAATAGTTCCGTTTTATTATCAAGATTCAGCGGGAGGCCGTTTCGTCGGTATTGCGTATCCTTGCCGTGAGTGAAAATTATATCGTGGCTCCCTATTTGCTCAAAACCTAAAAACTCCGTATTGAGGAGCGTCGGGAGGTTGTAGGCTTTTTGGATATACTCAAATATTAAACGCCAAGCGAAATAACTAAAATCCCCCGAGTGATTGTCGTTGCACGTTGCTATAAATTTATAATCCTGAGCAACGCCCGCCTCGATAATTGAATTAATAAATTTTATTTCCGTCTCAACTAAAAAATCAAATTGATTGCGATTATTTAAGTTTTGCTCCAGCTCGTGGCCTCCCCTTGTCGTCTTATTATTGAAACCGTCGAGGGCGTCTCCAAGGTCGAAATAATACATTTTTGAGAATGCTCCAAACCGTCGCTGGATCTTTAGTACCTCGCAATAAATATCGTACATTTTAGCCGTATGCCCTTGAGCGTTTTTATATAAATCGATTTCGTTTTGTTCGCTCCCGACGTGCTTATCGGAGGTATAAAGGCAAAGGATTAAATCGTTTGTTTTTGGAATTACTGGAGGGGTATATTTTAGGGGCGTTTTAAGGCGTTTTAAGAGTCGCTCAATAGTTTCTAATAATAAGCCCTCCTCCTCCTTTTTCTTTGCCTCGTATGTTATATTCTGCACCCCGTGACCAAGGTTTACAATTTTACGAGGCTCAAACCCTGGAGGGATTGCCTCAATAGCTGCAAGGCGTTTTGATTCTACCGTTTTAATTACCTCCCCCGCTTTATTATAAACCCGTTTCGTTACCTCCATTTTAGTATTAAGGAGTTCCGATATATAGCGTTTTAAATGATTTATTGAGACCTCCTCCTCGGGGTGCAGTCGCTGGATTTCTTTTGCGATTGAGATATAAGTATTGAATTGCGGGAGCTGGTTTAATTGCTCGATTAGCTCGTTATATTTTTTGTATTTCATTTTTTGACTTAAAAATAAGCATTTATAAAAGGTATAAGCACCCTCAATAAAAATAATTGAATTTATTTTTAAAATAATTTAAAAAAAGTTTGGATAATAGGAAAAGCCGCCTTATATTTGGGTTATAATTAAGAAACAAACATTATTTAATAAATCAAAACTTTACTAAAATGACAACTGAATTAAAATTAGAATTATTACAAGCAATGACTGCAGCCGCTGTATCTTTTGAAGAGAAAAAGCAATACGACTTAGCTAAAATGGTTTATGAAGCGATGTCAAAATTAGATTAAGAATTAATGAAATAATAAACAGGGCGGGGGATTGCTCCTCCGCTTTTTTAAAACAAACATTATTTAAAATCAAAACTTTACTAAAATGAAATATTTTAATCACTGCAAAGATTTAAACGAATTAAAAACCGAGTTCAAAAAATTAGCTAAAAAATTTCACCCTGATAGAGGAGGAGATACGGCTACGATGCAAGAAATAAATGCTCAATATGCTGAGGCGTTGCGAGTAATTTCTAACGGAATGCAATTTGAAGCTGAGGAGGTAAAGATTGCGGAGGATTTCCAAAAAATTATAAACGAATTAATAAACCTTGAGGGTTTAATTATTGATTTGGTCGGTAATTGGATTTGGGTTTATGGCTCAACGGTTGATCATAAAAATACAATTAAAAGCCTCGGTTTATGGTGGGCAAAGAATAAAAAGAAATGGTATTACAGACCAGCGAATTTTAAAAGCTCGAACAGGAAGCCCAAATCTTACGAACAAATAACAGAAAAATACGGGCGTAAAACCGTAATAAACGCAAGCTCAAAAGCAGCACTAAACGTAAAATTTTCATAAATTAATATTTAAGCATGGCGGGGGAGTACTCCTCCGTTTTTGTGCAAAGTTCTCATAATTTGGATTTATTTGGTTATAAGTCTCGGGAAATTTCCTCGAGGCTTTTTTATTTTAATTCGTATATTTAAGCAATGAAAGCACGAGTAATTACCTATACAGAAAACAACACTAAAATAATAACAGGGAAAATAGAGATTGAAATTGCCCTCCGTATCCAAGAGGAACTCGAGAAAATAGACCCTACTCAAGAACATATAATTTACATAATATGAGACCAATTTATTTGATTTTAGCGGCTTTATTGCTTTTAGGCTGCAATAGTACCAAGCAAGCCGCAAAACGCTTAAAACGGCTTAAAAATAGCAATCCTGAGTTATTTGAGGCGGATACAATATATAAGATTAAAATTGATACAATCAAGCTCCAAACAATGGGGGAGCGTTTCGATACAATCGTCAAGGGAGCGGATACAATTTACATTAAGACTCCCGAGCTAAAAACGGAAATAAAAATTATTAGAGATACGCTGGATTTTTGGAGGGTGCAAACAATCGTTAAGCCGTTGACAAAAACCGTCATTTTGAGGGATACCAGTTTTATAATAAAGGAGCAAGTAACAACGGAAATAAAATACAGGGAGCGGCTCAATTGGTATTTAATAGCTTTGGTTTTTCTGTTATTTCTTTTTATTTTGCGGAGGTTAGTGATTAATTAATTTCATGCGATTTCATTTTCATAATTTGATTTGGTCGTAACCCTGAGGCAGCTCCTCGGGGTTTTTTATTTGAGGTCGTTAATATCAAGATATTAAAAATTTTAATGACTGGAGATTAAAAAATTTAACGACTATTAATAATACTATAATAATAATAAATAAGAAAAGGGAATTTAGTTTTTAAACGGTTGCGTTAATTTCTGAGCGTTTTAAAGCGTTTAACCTATTGAGATAATAAAACATAAGGGCTTGAGCATTAAAACGGCTTAAAAGCTAAAAAACAGGCATTTAAACGGATTTTAATATATTTGTATAATGGACGTAAAAATATATATCGACAAAATAGAGGTTGACTATTCAGAAAACCAAAACTTGCCCTTTGTTCTCCGTATTGCATACAGGGATTTCCGTAAGATAGGAGAAACGGAGGCAATCGACGTGATGAATGCTGCGACCTCCTTACCCTTACCAGCTACTAAAAAAAATCAAAACATACTTGAGGGCAACGAGAATAAAGATTTTAGTTTTGAGGTAACGAGGAACGGGCAAAACTTCTTTTTAGGGCGTTGTAGAATAGTGAACAAAAGCTACAAAAGGAGTAAATTAATCTCGTACAATTTGGAGCTTTTCGGGGGAACGGCTGATATATTCGAGCGGCTGGAGGGCGTATCGTTAAGGGATTTAGACCTCGGGCAGATTGGCTACTCCTCCCCGTCAATTACTGCAACGTGGGCAAACCAAACGAGCGACTCGAATTTAGCTATTTATTTACCCGCTGTTTATGGGCAATTAAACTCAGGAACTGCAAACCGATTTGAGGTTGAGGATATGCGACCCTCCGTATATTACGAAACGATTTTAAAAGGGATTGAAGATTATTTAGGAATTACGATTAATAGCAATTTGAGGGGGACGGATTATTGGAAACGTTGTGTACATTTATTCGGCGTTGGGGAGCTTTGGGAAAACTTTAGCACTCCAATTACAATAAATTTAATTTCAGACGGAACGGTCGATACCTTGACTTATACTCAATCGAGTAGCGACACAATAGTTTACAAAGTTGAGGTAAACGTCCCAGCGGGGAATAATGCTGCAAACGATTTGCACCATTTAGAGATTAACTCCTCAGCGGGGTATAATCAATATATAGCTTATGACGCTACAAATGGAAACGACGTCGTAAGTGCTGAAATTGAAATAAATTCGGTCGGGCAATCAATAACATTAGAGGGTTTTAAAACTGGAGGCTCATCAAGTGCAAACCTACCAGCGGGAACACAATTTTTAATAAAATCTACAAGTAAGGTCGTTATTGGCTCAAGCGTAAATATTGCGAGCTGCCTTCACGACATAACGGTCAAAGATTGGCTCAAGGATTTATTTTTGCAATTCAATTTAGTGTCGTTTTATAATCCAGTGACAAAAATGCTGGACCTTGACCCCGCTTTTGCCTTTACGATTGACGGAGTGCACGGCGGAACGTATCAAGGATTTTATAAAACTGATAATCCTCGTACAATAAAAGCCGATACAAGGGAAAGCCAAAAAGCATTCCAGCCGTTATTTGATTCAGCGGTTTTCAATTACAAAGCAGACGAGGCAACCGAGCCGCTAATTAATCAATTTGTAATTCATACGGACCACCCGCTAAATTGTATTCACGTGCATATAAACGAGGGGAAAAATTCAAAGGATTACGAGTCGATTTACTCAAATGTAGCAAACGGATTAGTCGATGGAATTACAACCGCTGAACTGCCGATTTTAGTCGATTCGGACGTTGACCTATTGGAGGGGGCAGCCGCTATTTTAGAGCCTACATTTATCACTGAGCCTAAAAATGCAATATTGAGCGGGGAGATTTTCTCAGGGTTTTTCGAGGGCGTAAACGTTACGACAATGCCTATTGCACGGCAGAACAATTTGCGAGGATACCGCCCCTATACTTTAACGTTTTCCGACGCTGAGGGGAGGACGGGAGGCAATAGCGAAACGCACCGAGGATTAATATCAATATTTTATAATCAATATTTCAGCATATTATCGAGGCTTGAAATCTTAACGCTGGAGGTTGAAATTGAGAATATTTTAGACCCTGAAACTTACCGCAATGTTTATAAAATTGATGGGGAGTTTTATATCCTGATTGAGCTTAAAAAGGTAAATTATAATACGACTTTTTGCGAGGGGGTTTTTGCTAAATACGATTTAATAAGGGAGGACGATTCCGACTTTTACGAGAACTTTAATCCTCCAGGGGCTTTACAAATTCTAAATATTATATAATGCAAAAAACAGGATTTACAATAACAATAAACGGGGTCGAAAAATACCTCAAAGATTTCAACTCATTAAACGAGGCGTATAAACAAAACCTCGAGCAATTAAAAGGACTTGAAACGGGAACGGAGGAGTATTATAAGCAACAGCAAGTCGTCGCACAATTAAAAAACGGATTGAGTGATTTCAACGAGGCTTTAAAGGAGCAATCCTCAATATTACAGGACGTACCGACGGACTCGCTGGAGCAATTAAACAAAGAATACAAACAGCAATTAAAAGAGCTTAAAAAGCTCCAAATTGGCTCGGAGGAGTATAATAAGCAGCTCGACGTTGTAGGTAATTTAAAAAATCAAATCAGCGATTTTAATAAGGCAATACGGGAGCAAGCAAAGGAATATGAAAACCTAAATAAAGGGGTAACGGCTTATAAGGAATTAGAGGCAGAAACTCGCAAGCTAAAAAACCAAAGTAAGGAATTAGCGGCTCAATTAATCAAGCTGGAAAAGGAGGGAAAAGCAAATACAAAAGAGTTTGCAGACCTCGAAAAGCAGTATCAAGACACAACGAAAAAGGCTCAGGAATACGATAAGCAATTAAAGGAAATTGACGAAACGGTCGGAGATTCATTCCGCAACGTTGGTAATTATAAGCAAGGAATTTTAGAGGCTTTTGATGAGGCGGGCGTCGGTGCGTCGGGGTTTGATAATAAGCTCAAAATATTGACTAAAAATCCTATTATCTTAATCATTGGATTAATTGTAGCGGGCTTAAAATTGTTATTTGATGCCTTTAAGCAATCAGAAACAGGAACGCAATTAATGAATAAAGCGGGAGCGATTACCTCCGCTGTATTTAGTACTCTGGTTGGATTAGCCGACGATTTGGCTCAAGCTGCAATCGATTTAGGAACTCGAATTAAAGAAACTTTTGAGAATCCGAAACAAGCGATTGAGGATTTTAAAAAGCTAATTAAAGAAAATATCCAAAACCGTTTTGAGGGGCTGCTCGAGTTAATTCCAGCTTTAGGCGAAGCGATTACCCTATTATTTAAAGGGCAATTTGGTGAAGCGGGGACGGTTGCATTTGATGCTGTCGCAAAAGTTACGTCTGGAGTAGAGGGAGCAAGCGGTAAGATTAAAGATTTTGCGGGCAAAGTTAAGGAAGGCGTCGAGGAAATGGCGGGCAAAATTGAGGAGAATATTAAGGCAGCCGATGCCCTCGCTCAAGCTCAATTAAACTCGGCTAAAACTCGAAACGAAATACAGAAATCAATAGAAAACTTGACGACTGCATACGAAATAGAAAACCAAAAAGCCAACGATACTACAATCTCCCTCGCTGAGCAAAAGGAGGCAATGAAAAACAGCATGGCAATACGGGAGCAATTAGCGGCAAAGGAAATCGCACTCGCTAAAAACGGGCTGAGCCTAATCGACCAAGAAATGGCAATACGTAAGAGGAATAAAATGAGTGTAAACGATTTACTCGAGGCTCAAACGTCGGCTTTTTCTGAGCTTAAAGCAGCAGAGCGGGCGTATTCATTAGCAGTAAAAGAAAACGCAACGGCAAGGCGGGAAATGCGAATTACGGAGGCTAATTTGGAGCTTGATATTTTAATTGACGTTTTCGACAAAAGAAAAACAATAAACGAAACGCTAATTAATGACGAGGAAACCACGCACGCACAACGTCAAGCCCTCCTCGATGAAACCCGAAAACTCGCTGATAAAAGTTATAAGGAACAGGGAGCAATTATTCAGGAATTTACCGACCAAAAAATCAATTTAGACGAACTGGTAAAAGAGTCGGACGCAACCGTCCTTGCTGAGCGGATTAATAACATGGGGCTTAATGAAAACATTGCTACTCGATTGATTGAGGTTGTAAAGGAACGGCAACAAGCGGAGGCGGATTTTGCTGAGGTACAAAAGGAAATTAATAAACGCAATATTGAGGATAAATTAGAGGCGTTGGAAACTGAGGAGGAAATCGCTGAGCAACTGGCAGAAATTCGTTTTAAAAAGGGTTTAACGAGCGAAGAGGAGTATAATGAGGAAGTAATAAAAATTCAATTAGATAGGCTGCAAAAGGAACTTGAGGCCTCCGAGCTAACAGGTGACGAGCGTATAAAATTAGAGAATGAAATCCAGCTCAAAATATTAGAATTAAAAGAGGCTGGAATTGAAAAGGAGCTCGGATTAATTGACGAAAAATACAAAGAGGAGGAGGATTTGTTAAACGAGCAATTATTAAAAGGGGAAATTAAAGAGCAAGAGCACGAGGATAAATTAATGGAATTGAGGGAAAAAGCCCTCGAGGATAAAATCGAATTTCTCAAGGAATCAGGGGACGAGCAACGGGAATTAATGGAGGAGTTAATGGACGAGGAAGTCGAGCTCAACAAAGAAAAGAACGAAAAATTAAAAGAGCAAGACGAGGCGGCTAAAGAGGCAAGGATTCAAAATGCCCGAGCAATTTCTCAATCCTTACAAGGGATTTCAAACGGTTTATTTGCAGCCCTGATAAATGCAGCCGAGGGGAATCAGGAACGGCAATTAGAATTACAACGAAAGCAATTTCAAGTAAATAAAGCCTTTTCGGCAACGGATGCAGCTATTAATACAGCTCAAGCGTTTACGGGTGCATTATCTCAATATGCCGAAACGCCTTTAGTTTTTATTATACCCCCGCTTATTTTAGCTCAGGGAGCGGCTCAGGTAGCAGCGATATTAAGCCAAGCTCCACCAATGGCGGCTGGAGGATTTACAGGTCGAGGGGGCGTAATTGACGAAACAGGGCAACGGACGACGGGACTTTATAGATTGCACGAGGGGGAATACGTCGCTCCACGCTCGCAAGTAATGGCAAACCCTGGATTATTTGCAGCCCTCGAAAATAACAGGATAACAGGTGCAGCGTTTCAAAATCCTATACAACCACAGCAAAACGACGACCGTTTAATCTCGGCTATTTCAAGAATGACGAGCAATATTAAAGTCGTTGCAGACGCTGAGGAAATTATAAAAATTGGTAATGATAAACAGCAAATTAAAAAATCTAAAAACTTGTAAAAATGAGCAAAAGCAAAGAATTAGCAACTCCGTTAAACTTGACGAGAATGTTTCCTGAGTGTGGATTAAATTCGTCTCAAATAGGATACGCCTATTTTGTCGGAGCGGTCGCGGGGATTAAACCTCCAGGTAATCGCACGGCTTTAATTTATGTAGATAGTTTTATTGAGTTCTTGAAATATCGAGAAAAAGTCGCTAAATTTGAGCGTTGAAACCTACATAAGACCTCAACTTTGAGGCGTTACGTTTTGATTGTTATAAATAATTGTTTGTTTCTAAGCTCCTTTAAACAGGGGCTTTTTTTATTTAATTACATTTATTTTTAAAATAATTTAAAAAAAGTTTGGAGGTTTAAGAAAGTCGTTATATATTTGCTTTATAATTAGAAACAAACATTAATTTTTTAATAATCAAAATCAATTATCATGACTACTTTAGAAAATTTAAAAATCGAATTAGCAGCAAAAAATGAAAGATGTTTAGAGATTAGAGAAATATTAATTTGTAATCAATTAGCTTATCCTATATGGGGAGCAGACTACGAAGCTGTAAAGAAAGATATTGAAATATTAGAAAACCAAATTAAAGAATTAAGCTAAACCAAACAGGGGAGGAGCAATCCTCCCTATTATTAACAATCAAAATAATACTAAAATGAATACAGCAAAAAAAGAATACTCAAGCAAATCAAACGCAAAGCGAGCTTTAAAAAGCAAAACGCATTATTTCCACGAGGACGAAACAAAAGGGTCAATTTCCTTTGGGAACTTATGGATTGAGGGAGCAACCCTTTACGCCTCCTCAGAGTATTGGAGCGAAACAACGTTATCGGATTTCCTTAATAACAAAAACAACGTAAAACTATGAAATCAATAGACCAAAGAATTAACGATTTAAAGAAATCCAGCGACTGCAAAAGCGTTACTGAACTTGATAAGGAGGCAGCAAAAGCCTATACAATCCTCGTCGAATTACGGAGCAAATATTACATATTATCCGACAATGATTTTGAGCATTTGTGCAAATATAACCTCGATGCAGCGGAGGATTATTTATACCGCAAAAGCGACGATATAAAAACAGAGCGAGGGAGCAACGCTTTAGACAATCATTGCAGCCTCCTCGACTGGTACCAAAGGGAGCGAGAAATTGAGGCTCACGAATACGAACAGGAATTAGCATTTAAAAACCGTATGGATTATAAATAGTAAAATCTAAAGCAATGAAAAAAAATATAATTATAGCAATCTTATTAATCGGAGGTTTAACCGCCTCCGCTCAAACTTACGAGGATACATTAAAAGCACTTACGTTTACCGAATTAGACTCAGTATTCAGAAAAACTCAATGCGACTATATGCATATACAAAAGGATATGATTTTCAACTCAACACTCGAGCCGCGATTTAAAGAAATAGGCAGACGATTAGAAATAATAAGCAGACGGAGGGAGTTTTTACTCCAGCTTGAAAGGATATAGTATTGATTTTGATTTATAAGCCTCCTAAATTTAGCGTTTAGGGGGCTTTTTTATTTTATACCCTTATGTTTCTATTATTTGAGGATTAAAAGCCCTTAAAACGCCTTAAAATCGCTTTAAATAGCATTTAATAGGCTTTTTTTATATCCGTAATAATAGGGGAGGTATTGTATTATAGAAATTCGCTCCTTATTATTGCAAAAGTTTTAATAATAGTTTTAAAAAAAACAATTTAAAAATATGGATTTACAGGGCTTAACATATTCCGTGAGCTGTGACCAAAGAACGGGGATAAAAGAGGTTTATTTATTCAAAACTTCGGAGGTCGATTCTATCACTTTTGACGCAACGTCAAGGGAGGCAACGGCAATCACAATGCTTACAACAAAACAGGGCTATAAAGTCGAAATTGACGACGACGAAAGCTCCCTTGTTTCAACAATGGCGGGAGGATTTGGGACTCGTACAGCGTCGCTTTTAACGCTATCAATTTATAAGCTAAACGCAAGCGTTAGAGAAATCGTACAAAGCTGGGACCGTGCGGCTTGTTTGGGTGCAATCGCAATCCTATACAACGGGGAGCGTATCTTATTAGGCTACGATTTTGATTCAGCGGACTCAAACGACGTTTATAAACCAGTAGCAAAATTAAACGCTTCGGGCAGTGCTAATTCAGGACTTGTTACCGATGCGGGAGAAACTGCAACGCCTAAAATTTTACGCGGCTACCAGTGGACCACTAATTACGAGCCTCCGTTCGTCGATGCTTCTTTTGATTTAGCTACATTTATAACTCCAGCGTAATTTATGAATAGTTACCCTCAAGCCGCGGTCGATATTGCAAAGCGGGTTTTAAAATTCCGCGACGAAAATTCTGATATGGATTGCGGAACTCGGGTCGGCTGGGCAAGGGCAAATCAAATCGCTAAAAGGGAGAATTTAAGCCTCGAAACAATCAAGCGAACATATAGCTTTTTATCGCGTGGGAAAACATACGATACGGGCAGCTTTACAGACCCTCAAGGGGATTATAATTGCGGCTCGATTATGTTTGCAGCGTGGGGAGGTGACCCAATGCTAAAATGGGCAAAAATGATAATCGAGGAGGATAAATTTGAGCATATGAAAAAAATAGAAATTAACGGCACAATAGGGCAAGGGCAAGGCTCAGCGGAATATTTCAATTATATCTACCAAGGAATTAAACCTGAGGAGGATATTGAAATTGAGATTAATTCCCTCGGAGGTGACTTCTTTGCAGCCGTTGAAATCTTTTCTAAACTCAAAAAACACGAGGGTAAAACTCGAGCGATTTACAACGGCCTTTGTGCCTCCGCTGCCACCTTGATTGCGTCGGCTTGTGACGAGGTCGTAATGTATGAGACGGGAGCAATTTTAATCCACGATTTGAGCCAATACGTTGAGCTAATAGGGCAACTGAAAAAGGAGCAAATTGAAAGCCTCCTCGGTGAATTACAGCAAAATGTAAACAACCTCGAAAGCCTCAATAAATTAGCGGTCAAAATGTATAAGCGTAAGACGGGCAAAACGGAGGAGGAAATCAAAAACCTAATGGCTCAAGATAGGTGGATTTTAAGCGAAGAGGCGTTATCATTCGGATTAGTTGACAAAGTTATTGAGGACGCTCAAGGCGTAAAAGCTGAGGTCAAAATAGCAGCCTCAAAACAATTAAAAAACAATAATAATAAACTTATAGAAATGGATTTAAAAGCAAAAATAATGGAAATTTTCGCGGCTGAGGATGCTCCAAAAAAGGAGGAAACTCAAATGGAGGAGGAATCCCCAAAAAGCGAAATAACTCCCGAGGTGCAAGAAGTTTTCGACGCAATGAATACCCGCTTGGAGGCAATCGAGGCGTTTATCATGGAGTTAAAGGAAAAGATGACCGAGGAGGAGGATATTGAAATTGAAAGCGGTAAGGGCTACGACAAAGAGATGAGCGAGAAAACGGAGCAAATTGAAAGTCGTATTGAGAATATCGAAAAAAGAGACGCTCAAATAGCAAGCGTTTTAGACGGATTCGTCACGGGCTTAAAACAGGAATTAAAAAACCAATTAACGGCTCAGGAAAAGCGAATTGAGGAGACAATCACTGCCCTTCAATTAAAAGAAAATTCAATCGTAACAGGCGACAAAACGTTTGAGCAAAAGAATATAACGACGGCCGCTTGGATTGACCAGTTAAAACAATTTAATTAATAATATTTAATCTTTAGAAATATGCAACCTATTTTAATACCTACGGAGGAGACCCTTTCGTATATAGTAAAACCAGCTACCGAGCTAAACGGAAACCCAATGGCGGGGGAGGTTGGTACTCGTCGTATTGCTCCCTATCTTGGAGTAAAAAGTGGCGACCCATTATCAGCATTTACAATGCCTGATTTCTTAATCCAAAAACGCCCGACGACTTCGGAAATTGACGCGGGGAGCGTTTCTCCTTTTGGCAACCCGACCGCTTCGAAACAAAGCTGGAGCCTTAATCAGCAGTATGTACAATCTCGTTTGCATTCTCAAGTTTTGACGAGCGATATCGGATTGCCAAATTACGGCTCGACTGGTTTACCAGCGACGGCAGACCGTATTATCAATAATTTAGCGGAGCGTTATAAACCAACTTTGGCAAAAGATTTAGTCGGAACGGCTTTTTGGTCAAATACAGCTTTTGACCCTGATACGGATTTTTCAGGAACGCACGATTTCCCAGCTCAAACGATTGAATCATACCAGGCGGACAATGGTTTTGTATCTCAATTATCGGCTGCCTTAACAGCGGGAGCGTTTAGCAACTATAAAACAAGCTCAGCGACTGGAGGGATTGACGTTGACGGAGCTACATTATCAGCGAGTGACGCATACGATTTGATGGAGCAAATTTTAAGAAATGCTCCTCGTAAATTGCGTAATTTGAATAATAACTTACCGTCAAGATTTAAGCCGTATTTCATGATTTCGGACGACTTTTTCCAAGCGTTCACGGCTTACCTTGCCTCAACATATAGCGGGACGCCTCAAGGATATTTAATCTTTGCGACGGGTAAGGACGGAGTAACAGACTTTAATACTACTTTAGGGGTATTGTATAAAGGTTTTGAGGTTTATAATGCGGGGTCGATTTTAGACGAATACTGGGAGCATACAAACCCAGCGAGCCAATTCAACCATATGGGTATTTTTACAGCTCGTGAGAATTTGAGTCTTGGTATTAACTTAAAATCTCCAGCGGGATTGTTAGGCGGTCAAGCTGGATTATCAATCTACAAACGCCCTGAGCCTGAGAAATTGGGAGCTGTGGATATGACGATTTATCTTGAAACAGATTATTTAATTTCTGATACTTCTTTATTTAGCACGGCGGGGCTTGAGTTAGCGGGATAATTTTCGAGTATTCAGTTTTTAGGTTTTATAAACGAGGGCGGGCGGGTTTTCCGTTTTCGCCCTCCTTATTTTTAATATATGCAAGCACTGAGTTTTAACGATTTTAAAAGCCCGTTTTTCGACGAAATAAAAGACCCCTCGGAGTTGTCATTGACCTTTAATAGGTTTCCGATAATTCCTTACCAGGGCTTAAATTCTACCTCCTCCGACAATGTTTTAAACGCCTTGCACCGCTTGAGCGAGGTGACGCCTATTTATAGCGGTATCCTCCAAAGTTTACAGCAATTCACACTCGGGGCGGGATTTGAGGCTATACAAACGACAAATAATTTGTTTGGAGAAAGCCGAGTTTTAACCCGTGACGAGGCTTTAGAATACGGAGAAAATCTCAATAAAATACTTTATAAAACCGACCTTAACTCTATACTTTCTCAATCTCTAAACGGGCTACTAATTGACGGGAATATCGGTTTAAAAGTAAGGATTTCAAGCACGGGCAGAGCCTCGATAAAATTTGTTAGTCAAAAGTTTTTTAGATACCTCAAGGAAACGATAACGGAGGGTAAAAAGCGGGTTTTAATTTCCCCGACTTTTGTGTACGATTATTTGATTTCTGTTCACCCTTATAGCGTTCCCGTTTATCCTGATTTTCAGGAACTCGAAAACGGAGCAAAAGAGACGTTTTTTCACTTTAAAGAAAATCGAATTAATAGGGAGCTTTACGGCTTGAGTTATGCGGGCAGTAGCTTAATGAATCAGTATTTAGTTAACCAAGTAATTAATTATTTAAGTGCTGAGACTGATAATAGATTTACAGGGCAAATTCTATTCGACGTTCCCGTTCCTCCAAGCGGGGAGGATGAGGTCGGAATCGAGGGGAAACAACTACTAAACGACCTCCGCTCAGTTTTTAAATCGAAAGGTCAAGGGCAGTCGATAATGGTACATTTTAGAGACGACGAAACAGGGGAGCTAAAAGTCCACGAGTTCAAAAGTAATACAAACGAGAAATTTTATGAAACGATTAGAAATATCGTAAACGAGGAAATAATAACCTCCTTTGCGTGGGATAAAAGGCTAATCGGAATCAGCCGAGAAAACGGACTCGGGGGGAATGATATGGAGGCTATTTTTAAGGTCGCAAGTATGAAAGTAAGACGGCACCAAAGAATGCTCGAGAATGCTATAAATACCGTTTTAAAAGCGATTAGCGAGGAGTTAAATAACGAGGCTATAAAACGCAAAGGGATAAAATTAAAATCGCTATACGAGGCGGCTATTCAATCAGAAAATAAAGTACAATGAGCTTAATTACGCAAACTGAAATAATAGAAAGCGTGAGGGTCGATTCTAACTTTTCAGTTAATAACATAACGGACGACACAATCCAAAAAGCGGAGCTATATTTAGCAGCGACGTTCCTCGGAAATAGGCTTTACGATGCTTTAGAGGCTGATAAAAGCGGGGAGGGGACGTTTACCTCGATTAAGTACCAAACGCTTTATAATAAGTATTTGAGGCGGCTGATTGCTGAGTACGTTTTATTTATGAGCATTGACGAAATAATCCTCCGAGTAGCAAATAACGGGCTAAATAATGAGGAGCAATTACAGGCTTTAAAATACTCAAAAGATAGTTTGCGGGAGGAATCGGAACGGAGCAAAGCAATGATTAAAGCGTTCCTAATAAATAATAAAGCAACTTACCCGCTTTTTGCTGAAAATTTAGATGCAGAAACGAGCGAGGAGAAACCAAAGAAAATAAGCCTTTTCGGATTTGTGAGGGAAAGCGAAACGGAAAGCGAAACTCAATTTATTGACCAGCAAAATTTTTTAATATGATACCGACTTACCATTTATTAAATTTCGATACTGCAACCGCTGGGACGGTTTACAGGCTTTACGTTTTAATAGAGCCGTCAAATTACAGAACAAAAACGTATTTAATGGAGAAGGAATTAACAAGCTCGGGGGTAACTACTCGCACGTATTTTGAAAGCAACGAGGGCGTCGAAAGTATAGCGGATGCATGGACGGCAAGGGCTGCAAAAACATACGGAGCGGCTTACGATTTTAAAGGCGTATTTGCTAATAACTTTTAGAAAAAAATATGTATAGATTTCACAGGTATAATTTAATTCGTTGGGATATTTCCTCCCCCTCCGTCGCTTATAAATTGTTTGTTCGGGGTTTATACGATTACGTAATTGTAAAGGAGGAAACAAGCTCAAGCGTGACGACTCGGAGCTATTTTGTAGCGTCTAAAGGTATTGAGGCAAGCTGGAGCAATAGAGCCTCGCTTACTTATTCAAATGATATACAGGGGCGTAAATTGGTAAACGAGGGTCAAAATTGGCTTTTGGCAAATACTGGAGGGGAGGCGTTTTCAGGTTTATTAGACGAATACGGGGGAGCGGCAGCGGCTTATTCTTTACGCAAATTATCCTCAACCTATTCTGGAGATGCAATAGTTGTGAGGCGGTCAAGTGATAATGCTACTCAGTCAATAGGATTTGTAAATAATGAATTAGATATAAGTTCTTTAAATTCATTTTGTAGCGGTTCAAATGGATTTATTACGACGTGGTACGACCAAAGCGGAAATGGTTATGATGTAACTCAAACAACAGCATCAAGACAGCCTAAAATATTTGATAGTGCAAACGGAATTGTACTTGAAAACGGAAAACCTACAATTGAATTTGATGGTAGTAAAACTTTTACTACAACGGCAACAATTAGCAATGCGAGTGATTACTATATGTTCTATGTCAGAAATAAAACAGTTGCTGAAACGGGGTATCTTTTACATTCAGAAACGGGTCAATTAATTATCGAAGTTTTTGAATACGCAGCTTATTTAGACCCAGTTAATAGCATCGAAGGAACAGGAATACTGGAAGGTCATAAGTTGGTGCATTTTGAATTAAATTCAACAACAGGCGGGAAAGTTTATGAAAATAGCATAAACACACAAACAGGATTAAATTATTCACAAACAGCAATTTCCTCCAAAACAGCTATAGGCGGTATCTATGCTGGTGAAGGTGATTTTATAGGTAATATACAAGAATTAATTATTTATAATACAAATCAAAGCAGCAACCGCACGGGAATTGAAACAAACATCAACAACTTTTATTCAATTTATTAGATATGTATTATATCAGTAATAACAAAGCAGATTTGGAAGCATACAATCAACGTGTGGTGCAATCGGAAGGATATGACGGAACGTTCACAACCGATTGGGCAAACATTATTGAACACGTTGATGGCAATCAATTTGCAATCTTCAAACATGACAACTATCATGATGACAATCTTCAATCATTGAATGATTTGGATGAATCATGGTTTGGTTTACCATTTTAAAAAATAATAATATGAATGAATTGATTGAAACAACAAAGACTGCCGGTGAAATATATGTGACGTTCGTGGCACTATTAATATTTTTCAACACCTTTGCAAAGAAGGTATTTTGGAAACCTGGATTGTCAGTGAAAAAGATTGTTGGCGTTGCATCTGCCATCATGATTGCGGTGTTTTGGTTTTGGGGTGCATCAATGTGGAAATTGCTTTTCTTCACCTTCTTTGCCTTTGGGTTTTATGATTGGTTTGGAAGATACGTTGAACAATTGTTGGATTTCCTTTGGTTTTGGATTAAACAAAAGACAATAAAATTGATAAACATATTAAAAGAAAAGGTGAAGAAATAGATCATGTTTTTTTCATTTGTTTATCATGTTTTTTATTGCTTATTTATAATCAATTAGGCGGTTCATTTATTTGTGCCGCCTTTTTTGTATATTAAAAGAAAAAACAATGGCTTCAGATATTAATATTAAGATTGGTGCAAATATATCCGATTTGCAAAAGAAGTTGAACCAAGCGGAAAAATCAATGCAACGTGCCGGCAAAAAGATGACACGCATGGGTGATTCCTTAATCATGGGATTGACAGCACCAATTGCCGCATTTGGTGCAATGACATTGCAAACTGCCGCCAACTTTGAATCCGCAATGAACGGCATGAAGGCGGTCACATCCGGTGCGGATGCATCATTTGGCGAATTAGAGGCAACCGCCAAAGAATTAGGGGCAACAACTCAATTTAGTGCAACGCAAGCAGCGGAAGGAATGGAAATGTTGGGAAGGAATGGTTTGACCGCTTCACAAATCTTAGATGGTGCGGCAAAATCTTCTTTGATGTTAGCCGCAGCAACGGGAACCGATTTGAGTAATGCCGCAAACATTGCCACCGATGCAATGGCACAATTCAAATTGGAAGCATCGGATTTGGCAGGTGTTGCGGATTTAATCACCGGGGCAACGGTCAATTCAAAGTTTGGCATTGATGATTTCCAAAATGCAATGGCACAAGCCGGTGGCGTTGCCGGTGCGGTTGGTGTTTCTTTTGATGATTTTGCAACAACAGTGGCAGCAATTTCACCATCATTTGCATCCGGTGCAGATGCCGGAACATCATTGAAAACGATGTTGACACGTTTGGTCCCGGAAACCGCCAATGCGGAAGCAATGATGCGGAAATTGGGAATCATTACGGCAGATGGAACCAACCAATTTTTCACGGCATCCGGTGAAATGAAATCCATGTCAGACATTGCGGGTGTTATGCAAAATGCCTTTGCCGGATTGAGTGAAGCACAACGGATTCAGGCCGCAAAAACATTGTTTGGAACGGATGCCATGCGGGCAGGTTTACAAATTGCGGAAACGGGAAGTGTGAAGTTTGATGAACTCAAAGAATCCATTGCCGGTGTTGGTGCGGAAGGTGTGGCGGAAACACGAATGGAAGGTTTGAACGGTGCAATTTTACGTTTGAAATCTGCATTTGAAACATTTCAATTGGCAATTGCGGAAGGTGGATTGTCAGAATTTGCGGCATCATTTGTTGAAGGTTTAACCGGAATATTATTGCGATTGTCAGAATTAGATCCCAAAATTATCACATCATCATCCATTATACTGGGGTTGGTTGCGGCAATAGGTCCAGCAATCCGTGTGGTTGGTATGTTGAAAATAGGATACGCCAATTTGATGGGTGTGTTTTCTTCCATCACTGGTGTTGTGAACAAAGTGATTTTGGGCATTCAAACATTGACCGTTGCGGAATTGAGAAACACGGCAATCACGAATGCAAAAATCAGAATTCAAAAAGCATATAATGCCGCATATATAGTTTCAAATAATATCATTAAATTATTCAAGGTTTCAACTTACAAAAGCATTGCGGCAACCGTTTCAAGCACTGCGGCAAACATCGCACACAAAGTTGCCGTTTTTGCAACCGTTGCGGCAATACAAGCGGCAATGGCAATTGAAACAACATACATGGCATTGAAGGGCGTATTGACCGGCAAAATTAAATTGATGACGGTGGCACAAGCGGCATTGAATGCCGTAATGTTGGCAAATCCCATTGGATTGGTAGTTGCGGCAGTTGTTCTTTTGATTATGGCATTTGTTGCGGCATATCAGAATTTGGAAGGATTCCGGAATTTTGTTGACAATGCAATGGATTTTATCCGTGACAAGTTTGGCAAAGCGATTGAGAAAATCAAATACATCTTCATGAATTTGCCGGCCTATTTAAATGCATCTGCCGCAGCATTAAAACAGTTTGTGCAAAATGTGGTGTCAAACTTGAAACGCATGGCATTGAAGGCAAAAGGATTCATGAAGAAATTCCAAAAAGCATTCACAATAAGCAAAGACAAACGGGCGGAATTACAAAAGGAAATTGAAAGCATTGTTGCGGAAGAAGAATTGTTGGCAGAAAATGCAAAATCAATTGCGGATGTTTTCAATGAACGATTGGCGGAAGGCATTGAAAATGGTGAACAATTAGACACGGAAAAAATCAAAAAAAACATCCAAGGCAAATTGGAAGGTGTCATGGACATGTTGGGATTGGGTGGAATGACCGGTGGCGGGCAAAGTATTGATTTGTCAACTGGTGATGGTA